CCTTAAACGGCACAATGCCGACAGTTAACCAAATAGGTAGATACTACAATGGCACATTAGTACCTTTAGATGGACAACTTGATGATGTGGCAATAAAGACTGGGTATGTCGCAACCTTAAGTAACGCTCAAGATATATACAATAGCGGTGCTGGCGCAAGCCCTGAAGATGTAATGGGTGCGCTGAATGTTTGGTATAAATTTAACGAAACAACAGGTACTACAGCAAGTGATTCTTCAGGTAATGGAAATGACTTAACACTCAATAACTTTACAGGAACGCCTTGGGTACCACATTAAAATTAAATTAAATTAAATTAAATGAAAATAGAAAAAGAAGAGCTTGACATAATATTAAATCAAGCGAGACAAATAGATACCATATCTAAGCAAATAGCCGCGTTAGAAGCACAAAAAAATAAATTAGTAAATTCGTATTCAATTATACTTGAAGACTCAAATAATACTCGAAAAGAATTAGAAGAAAAATATGGTTCTATCAGTATTGACTTGTCAGATGGTTCTTATACCATTACAGAAAATGAAAGTTAATAGTATAATAAGAAAAATAAGTATAGGCTCTGATTATAAAAATGACGCAATGCATTATTCTTTAAACCAGCAAGTATATGGTGGTCATGAAATATGCAATATAATATTTGATGAAAACGAAAAATCTTATGTTATATTTATACAGAAAGAAGATGAAGTGCTTCCTTGGAAAAAGTTTAATCAGAATATGTCTATATCAGTAGAATATGATTTAAATTATTAATGCAAAGTTTAAACGACTTTATAGTTAAACCGGTTGGAAACGCTAGATATAATAATTCTAAAAAAATAGCTGGAATTGATTTTGTAACTAATACAAAAATAGAAGCTTTCCAAAACGTTAATAGGGAGGCTGTAGTATTAGCGGTGCCTAAGTGTATTGAAACAGAAATACAGGTTAATGACAAGGTTATAGTTCATCATAACGTTTTTAGAAGATTTTATGACATAAGAGGTAAAGAAAAAAATAGCAGAAGTTATATGTTTGATGGCATGTATGCTGTTGCTCCCGACCAAATATATGCTTATAAACCTACTACAAACGAAAGCAGCGTAAAGTCTTGGCAGGCTCTTCACGGTTATTGTTTTGTTCAGCCCGTTAGGTCGGATAATTATCTAGATAACGATAATGAAAAAAAACTTCATGGCATACTTAGATACCCTAACAAAGAATTAAGTATACAGGAAGGATCAATAGTTTGCTTTACTCCCGACTCCGAATTTGAGTTTGTTTTTAATGGCATGCTATTATATTGTATGAAATCAAATAATATAGTTCTTAGTTATGGAAACCAAAGAAACGAGAAAGAATATAATCCAAGCTGGGCGCAAAGCTGTTAATGAGCTTATTAAAGTAGCGGAAGAAGCTATAGTAGATAGTGGAGAAGATATATCAGCAGACAGATTAAAGAATGCGGCGGCTACTAAAAAGCTTGCAATATTTGATGCTTTTGAAATATTAAAGCGCATCGAAGAAGAAGATTTGGCTTTAACAGAAAAGCCTGCGGAAGAAACAAAAGAAGAAAAGTCTTTTAAGGGGTTCGCCGAAAGAAGATCTAAGAAGTAATGTACGAACAAACTTTATATAAAATAATAGAGCCTATTAAGAAATCAAAACTTGATAGGTTTAATAAATATAAAAAGTGGGAGTACGGCTATAATGAAGAGTACGACATAGTTATTATAAGTCGCACTGGAGAAATAGGCGAAGTATATGAAATACAGGGTTTAAAAATAGCCTTACCGAAAGCAAAGCATGTACACCAAAGATCTAACAAAAAGGTAGATCAATATTGGGAAAGATTAGAAAAGCCAAAAGAACTAGATAGAATAAAAACAATATTTGATTGGAGAGATTATCCAGAAGAATTCAAAGAAAAATATCACAGTTATATTGACAAAGAATTTGAGTACAGAGATAACGGGTTTTGGTTTAAAAACAACGGGATAAATACTTATTTAACGGGCAGCCATTACATGTACCTCCAATGGACCAAAATAGATGTTGGAGAGGCCGAGTTCCGAGAGTCAAACAGACTATTTTTTATATTCTGGGAGGCATGCAAAGCGGATGACCGATGTTACGGAATGTGTTACCTAAAAAATAGACGCTCTGGTTTTTCTTTTATGGCAGCTAATGAAATAGTTAACTTAGCTACTATTTCAAGTGATAAAAGATTTGGGATACTTTCTAAAACTGGTCCTGATGCTAAAAAATTATTTACGGATAAAGTAGTTCCTATAACTATAAACTATCCATTTTTCTTTAAACCTATCCAAGATGGTATGGATAGACCTAAAACTGAACTGGCTTTTAGGGTTCCTGCTTCTAGGCTAACAAGAAAAAAAATAGATTTTAAAAACGAGCAAGAAGAGCTACAGGGGTTAGACACCACTATAGACTGGAAAAACACAGCTGACAACTCTTATGATGGAGAAAAGCTAATGCTTTTAATTCACGATGAATCCGGCAAATGGGAAAGGCCTGAAAACATTTTAAATAATTGGAGAGTAACAAAAACAACGTTAAGATTAGGTGGTAGAGTTGTGGGTAAGTGTATGATGGGAAGTACATCGAACGCTTTAGATAAAGGGGGTGAAAACTTTAGAAAACTGTATAACGATTCTAACGTAGAAAAAAGAGATAAAAATGGACAAACTAAATCTGGATTATATAGTTTGTTTATACCAATGGAATGGAATTACGAGGGGTTTATGGATAAGTATGGTATGCCTGTATTTGAAACCCCGGATACCCCAGTAGTTGGTTTTCACAATGAAAAAATAAGAATAGGTATAATTGAATATTGGAATAATGAAGCAGAAGGGTTAAAAGAAGATCAAGACGCTTTAAACGAATTTTACCGACAGTTCCCAAGAACAGAAGAACACGCGTTTAGGGACGAGGCTAAAAAATCTATATTTAATTTACAAAAAATATATGAACAAATTGATTATAACCAAAACTTAGAAACAACGCAAGTACTAAGCAAAGGTTCTTTTCAATGGGAAAACGGAATAAAAGACACAAAAGTTATATTTATTCCAAATAAAGATGGAAGGTTTTTAATATCATGGGTTCCTGACGTAAACTTGCAAAATAGGCACATAGTTAAAAACGGTGTAAAATACCCGGGTAATGAGCACATGGGCGCATTTGGATGTGACCCTTACGACATATCTGGGACGGTAGGAGGTAAAGGCTCTAAAGGATCCTTGCATGGGAAAACAAAGTTTTCTATGGAAGACGCCCCGCCGGAGCACTTTTTTTTAGAATATATAGCTAGACCACAGACCGCAGAGATATTTTTTGAAGACGTATTAATGGCTTGTGTTTTTTATGGGATGCCAGTACTAGCAGAAAATAATAAACCAAGACTTCTATACTACTTAAAACGAAGGGGTTACAGAGGTTTTTCAATGACAAGACCAGACAAAGTTTGGAATAAACTTTCGGTAACAGAAAAAGAAATTGGTGGTATACCAAATTCTAGTGAAGACATTAAACAAGCACACGCAGCTGCAATAGAGTCTTATATAAATGAAGCCGTAGGTTTAGTTGGCGAAGGTGAATACGGAGATATGTACTTTGATAAAACATTAAATGAGTGGGCTAGGTTTGATATAAATAATAGAACTAAATTTGATGCGGCTATAAGTTCTGGGTTAGCCATAATGGCATGTAACAAGAACATGTATGCTCCGGTAAATAAGGTTGTAAGAAAAAACATTAGTTTAGGTTTTAAAAAATATGATAACTCAGGCATAGTATCTAAAATAGTTGATTAAAAAATAAAAATGAATAAAATAAATACTAATCCCAATAGCGCATTTCCAGACCAAGTGGTTAGTGACGCCGAAAAAGCTACTCTAGATTATGGATACCAAGTTGGTAGAGCAATAGAGGGGGAATGGTTTGGGAGCACCCGATCAAATGGTAATAGATTTTTTTCTAACTGGACAAGCTTTCATAATCTTAGATTATATGCTCGTGGCGAACAATCTGTGCAAAAATATAAAGATGAGTTATCTATTAACGGTGACCTATCATACCTTAATTTAGATTGGAAACCAGTCCCTGTTGTTTCTAAGTTTGTAGACATTTTAGTAAATGGCATTTCTGAAAAAAAATATGAAGTAAAAGCTTTTTCTCAAGATCCTGAATCTATTAAAAAACGAACTAATTACGCAGCAAACTTAATGCGTGATATGGCTATAAAAGATGAACTAGAATCTATTAGGGCCGCAACAGGTATGAACTTATTTAATTCACCGTCTAATATAGACTTACCTGAAACAAAAGAAGAAGTATCTCTCCATATGCAGTTAGAATATAAGCCTTCTATAGAAATAGCTGAAGAAGAACTTATATCTAACGTATTTGATAAAAATAAATACGAGCTAATAAAACGTAGGCTAGTTTACGATTTAGCTGTTTTAGGTATTGCTGCCTCTAAAACAAGTTGGAATAAATCTAATGGGGTTACTTTAGAATATTGCGACCCCGCCAAAATGGTTTGGTCATATACTGAGGATCCAAACTTTGAAGATCTTTATTATGTAGGCGAAGTTAAGCTTATGTATTTGTCGGAAATAAAAAAGCAATTTCCTTATTTAACTGATGATGAATTAGAGCAAATACAAAAATATCAAGGGTCTAATCAATATTTAATGGGATGGCAAGAGTATAATAATGATACTATAGCCGTTTTATTTTTTGAATACAAAACTTATACGAATCAAGTTTTCAAATTAAAAAAAGGGCCATTTGGGCTTGAAAAAGTTATAGAAAAAGACGACACTTTTGATCCGCCTGAAAACGATAATTTTAAAA